GGTAAATGAAGTTCATTTATGGATTCAGAAATTAACTGAAATACACGAAGTACTCGGCAATTATAGTATCTGTCCATATGCAGGTACTGCCGAGTATTCGATTATTCAGTGTAATCTGAAAGACATTATAATTGAAGATACTACAACTGTACAAGTATTCATTGTAGAGGATGATTGTAGTATTGAGAGTATGATGGACTATCGGAATATCTTAAATAGAAAATATAAGGACTATATGTTCTTAGATGATCATCGTGACGAACCAACGTATATTCAAGGTATACAGAGTAATTTTGGCAAAGGTAATTTGCTAATATGTCAGAAGCGCGATGATTTATTAAAAGCAAGGAATACTTTGCATAAAACTGAGTATTATAGTTACTGGTCACAAGAAATGTACGGGAGAATTATCAATGGCTAATAGTCCAACAGATGTAAGTGAGTTATTTGTAAAATCGGGGATGACTCTGATTACACAACCTGCGAGTGATCGATGGTTATATGCTGCTCGTAATGTCAAGAGACAAAAAGACCAAGGTGCGATTGAATTCATGAAAGGATTGACTAAATAAGGTAGACAAACTCTATTAATAGTGTGGCAAAGTTTCAAACCTTTAAGGATTTGAATATTACGTTCAAACCTCATCCTGTTACTGGCGATCTTATCGTTAAGAAGGATGAGGCAGCTGTTAAGCAAGCATTAATCAATTTGCTGCTTACTAGTAAAGGCGAGCGTCCTTTTCAACCTGATCTTGGATCAGATTTAAGAAAAATCCTATTTAATCCATTGGATGCAGGTACTGCAGCACAAATTGGAGAAAATATACAGGAAACTATTGAAACTTACGAACCTCGAATTAATCTTCTACAAATTGATGTAGATGCAAATTTTGATGACAATGGTTTTGATGTTTCAATAGAGTTTGAAATTATAGGCAGGGAAGATCAACCTGTTACCGTAGAATTCTTGCTAGAGAGAACTCGATAAATGCCATACGTACAACTTTCCAATTTAGACTTTATAGAAATTAAAGCAGCTCTTAAGGAATACCTTAGGGGTCAATCAGATTTTACCGACTTTGATTTTGAAGGTTCGGTATGGAGTAATCTCCTTGATGTATTGGCGTATAACACCTATTACACAGCATTTAACACCAATATGGTGGTGAATGAGATGTTCTTGGATTCAGCAACGCTGAGGGACAATGTAGTAGCATTAGCAAAACAATTAGGTTACAGACCAAAATCTGCAATTGCACCAAAAGCAGTTGTAAATTTTGAGGTAAGTATTCCTAATGCTCCACCAAATGAGATTGTATTGAAGCGTGGCACTGGATTTACTGCCACTTTTGATTCAAGCAGTTATAATTACGTTGCACTGGATGATATTAAGGCACAGGTTGTCAATAATGTTGCAACGTTCACAAATACACCAATTTACGAAGGAAACTTTGTAACAGATGAATATGTTGTTGATTCAACTATTTCACAAAAATTTATTATCAAAAACCCAAATGCTGATGTATCTTCTCTGCGAGTGAGAGTATTTCAATCAGTTGCTGAGACTAGTGGCGATGTATTTGCAAGAGCAGATAGCATTTTAGATGTCAATAGTCTAAGTGATGTCTATTACCTGGAAGAAGTAGAAGATGAGAAGTATGAAATCTTCTTTGGTGATGGAATCCTTGGTAAGAAACTAGAAAATGGTAATCTTGTACAGATTACGTACTTGTCTACGAACGGCAGTCTATCAAACGGTTCAAAGACGTTTACCTTCAATGGCGTCTTAGAGGACCCACAAGGTGCTTCCAACTTTGTCTTTACGGTTAACTATAGTTCTTCGTCAGACCTCGTAGAAGTGGCAGCAGGTGGTGCTGAGATCGAATCTGTTACCAAGATCAAGTATAATGCACCAAAACTATTCGGAACACAGAACAGGGCAGTGACTGCTGCTGATTATGCAGCAATTGTACGTGAGATCTATCCTGCTGTTGCTGATATTATTACATTTGGTGGTGAAGAAGATGATCCCCCTGAATACGGTAAAGTCAAGATTGCTGTACGTCCCCTTAATTCATCTAGACTAAGTTCTGTTACAAAAAAACAGATCATTGATAATCTAAAACCTTATATGGTTGCTTCGATTACTCCTGATGTAATTGATGCTTCAAGTCTGTATGTAGAAATGACTTCTACAATTTTCTACAATGCTACAGTAACCAACCTGAATCAGGAGCAGATTAAATCAAAAGTACTTGCAAACCTAGAAGCATACATTGCATCTTCAGATACAGAAAAATTCAATGGTAAGTTCAGATATTCAAAATTCATTGGCGTTATTGATGATAGTGATCGTAGCATTAATAGTAATCTTACGACCATTAAAATGAGAAAGGATTTTTATCCTGCCATCAATAGTAAGTTCTTTTATGAAGTTTGTTTCCAAAATGCATTTGATGCAACCTGTGATGAAGATGTTATCGTTCAATCTACAGGTTTCAAAGTAAGTGAATATCCACTCTATACTGTGTATCTCGAAGATAGATTCGGTAAAATCATCCTATATAGAATAGATACCACAAATGGCGAAAAGATTGTTCTAAACGACTCTGTTGGAACAGTTGATTACGTCAAGGGTGAAATTAAATTATATGATTTGACAATCATTCAGGGCAGTTTCTTCGATAACCGTATCGAAATCAGAACTGTACCATTAAGTAATGATATTAGTGCTTCCAGAGAAGTCTATCTAGATGTTGATATTCCGAAAAGTTCGTTCACGATTTACACAGAGTAATTTAAATGGCAGATACTAGAAGAATATCTACTCTTATTGAGAATCAACTGCCTGAGTTTATTTCTTCCGACTATGAAAATTTCACTAAAGTCGTTGAAAAATATTACGAACAGTTAGAGTCTCAAGGGCAACCCCTTGATATCATTCAGAATATCACGAAATATCGTGATATTGATTTTTATGAAAAAAATCTTCTAAATCAAACCTCAACTTTAGTTTCTAGCATTAATGCTTCGGAAAATACACTAGAACTTGCTGATGGTTCTTCTTTCCCGAAAGAAAACGGTTATGTTCGTATTGATGAAGAAATTCTGTTTTATGAGACTAGAGTCGATAATGTATTGAACGAAGTTTCCAGAGGTGTCTCTGGCAATACAAAACTAGGCGATCTATACGAAAAAAGCAATTTTGTAACTACAAATGCTGCAGAACATGTTTCTGGCAGCAATGTACAGAATATTAGTAATCTATTTCTGTATGCTATTGTTAAAAACTTTGAGTCAGACTATCTGGCTTCGTTCCCTGAGAAGTATCTCAAGAACGATGTAGACAAGCGTACTCTAATTAAAAATATTACGGACTTCTATCAGTCAAAAGGTACTGATAGGTCTATCAAGTTTGTTTTCAACACTCTAATTTCTAAGACAGAGGAAGACAAACCAGAAGTTATTAGTCCAAAAGACTTTACTTTAAAAGCATCGACTTCTGATTGGATCACATCCTATTCGCTGAAAGTCCAGGTGCTGCAAGGGGATCCAACGACACTGGTCGGTGAACAGATCGTTCAGCAACTAGATCCATTCAATTCGAGTATTGGTTACGCATCTGCGGTAGTTGATAACGTTTTTAGCGCAGGTAACAATCTTTATCAAATTTCGTTAGATACTTCTACGGTAAATAACATATTTGATATAGCATCTAAAACAGAACTTACGGAAAATATTGGTGCTGGTGTAGGTTCTGGGGATCGTATTAATGTAGATTCTACCATTGGATGGGGTGAGCAAGGTAGATTTCTTATTGATGCGGAAGAATTCAGGTATGTCGATAAGAACATCAAGCAATTTGTAGTTGAAAGTCGCACTAACAACTTAACATACGTAAAAGGTACTCCAGTATACAGTTATACTACAGTTACTTCAGGTGATGTTACTCTATTAGTTACTGGCGTTCTATACAATCTATCTCCTAAGTCGAGTGTTCCTTTTTCCGAAGAAGGTGACGCTATTGAAATTTTTGATAAAGGTTTTGAGACTATTGACCCTAAAATTGCTGTTTTAGGTACAACAGTTCCTAGATGGAAGTTTAGTTCATTAAATGCTGCATCTAATTCTGCATCCGTTGATTCTCAGATTTCTGATCAGAAAGCAGGTGTACAAGCAATTTATGAAGATGAGAACTATTACTATATCTGTTCTTCTGGTTTCCCACTATCACAAATTTTAAAGGCTGATACAGTTGCCACACTGAAAGAACAGAAAAATTTAAAACTAATTCGCAAAAATCCTCAGAATACTACAGAAATCTATAAAACTACCCAACGTGATGTTGGTATGTTTGTTGACGGCACTATTGCGTTTAGTTACAAAGATTTTGATCAAATCAAGTTTGGTGTTATTAATGAGTTTACTATTACTTCTAGAGGTGATGGTTATCTCGATCCACCGAAAGTTCTAATTGATAACGTTGATGGTAAAGCTCGTTCTAGTGTTAATGGTGAAATCGTAAGCAGTATTCAATCAATTGATTCTGCTGTATATAACGAACCACCTGCTATTACCATTACATCTGGTCGTAATGGTAAAGCATCTGCAATTGTTACTGCAGGTCGTATTACTAGTCTTGTTATTGAAGATGCAGGTGAGTATTATACTACACCACCTACTGTACGTATTATTGATAGATTAGGCAAAGGAAGATTTGCTGACTACAATACCATCATTAAAGATGGAAAAATTGTAGATTTTGAAATGGTAGACGAAGGTAAGTTCTACACGCGAGCAAATGTAATTGTCGATATTTTATCAGTTGGTTCTGGAGCTGCAGCAGTCTGTGATATTGTAACTTGGACTAAAGATAGAGTTAATAAACTCAAAGATGTTCTCGATAGTAATAATGGTTATTACTTTACTAACTACAACACAGACAAAGGCAATGGATATGGCGTATGTGCTAGACCATTTGATTTAACTCAAAGTCTGGTTGATGATGGTAGTCAGCACTCACCCATTTTGGGATTTGCTTACGATGGTCTGCCAATTTATGGACCTTATGGTTTTACTAACCCTCTGGACAAAAATAGTGCTGTTGCTAAGTTATCTTCAGCATATGTTCTTAAATCTAATCGTTTGGGTGGTCCTAGCAGAGAAACATATCCACTAGGTACGTTTATTGAAGATTATGTATGGATGCCAAGTACAAGAACTGGAAAATTGGACTTAGATGAGAATAATGGACGTTTTTGTGTAACACCCGAATATCCAGAAGGAACTTATGCATATTTCACATCAATTGATGATGACGGTAATCCTGCCTTCCCATACATTGTAGGTGAAAAGTTTTATTCTCTGCCTGTTGATTCTAACTACAATTCAGATCTATCTCAAGAAAATCTACCTACAAATGTCAAACGACTAAAAACTGCAGATGGATTGGTTAATGGTTCTAACACCATCTTGAAAATCAACTCAGTATCTACTGGTAACGTTGACGGTGTTGATGTAATCGAATCACCAGATAGTTTTAAAGTTGGAAATAAATTCATTACTAATGATAAAGGATCAGGTGGATTTGGTGCATCGGCATTTGTTAAAGAAGTTACAGGTAAGACTGTTACCTCCCTAACATGCAAATCTTTAGATCCCAATAATCTAACTAGTGTTTCGTATTTAAGATTGGTCAGTGCAGCATACCTATTCAAAAATGACGTTATAACTCAAGAAGATTCAGATTTTACTGGTACAGTCATTGGTGACGTAATTAATTCTAATAATTTTGTCCTAGAAAATGTTACTGGTACATATGTACCTGGAAAGAAACTAAATTCGTCTTCTAGTATTCTAAGCATACTATTAGATAAGAATTCATTCTATACTGCTAATTCTGTTTTATCTTTGACTGATGGGGATCAAAGTACCTTAGCATCTGGTAGAATTATTGAATTTGTAAGCAATCAGAACACAGTTAAGGTAGAATTGCTTTCTGGCAATTTTATTGTACCTGAAGATGCAGTTGTTGAATATTTTCTACAGAGCAATACACTTGGAGATACAGTTGGATCTAAAGTTATTACTCAAAGTAATCTAAGTAGGAACCTGGAAGCATTTTCTGCCGATGATAATATTGCATTGATTGAGACTGATGAACCACACAACGTTGGTGTTGGTAGTCAAATTGATATTACGTTAAATCCTGATGTAGCACAGACAACCACAGATTATTATGTAAGAAAACGTTTTTACCAAGAAATCAAATTACAGAAACCAAATTTCGATAGCGTATTGAAAGATAGTGGTGTTGGTAGAGGAATTCTTTTAAATGGTGGTTTAGGATACACTGCAGGTGAGTTTTTAGACGTTGAACTAATTTTCCTTGATCAAAGTCAAGTAAGATCTGATATTGGAGCTCCTGGTGATTCTAAAAATGCTAGAGCTACTCTATTTGTAAGTAATTTTGGTGGTAGTGGATATGGTAGTGTTTCTGTAGTTACCATCACAAATAAAGGTTCTGATTATATTAAAGGTGATGTCCTAACCGTTGTTGATTCAGATCTTAGTAGAAATCCGAGCGAGTTGTCTACACAAAGACTTGCTATTGATGTTGATCACGTAGGTTTGTCTCTACAGAACGATACTATTAAGGTTAATCAAATTAACAAACTATCAATTGATGATTTACTTCTTATTGATAGTGAAATTGTAAAAGTTACTGCTATCAATGAGTCCGAAAGAACTATTGTCGTTGATAGAGGACAAGAATCAACCAAGTTAGTTGATCATTACAATAATGCTCGCATTTCTTTGTATTCTGGTAAGTATAGGTTTGATGAGAATGCTAGACCTTTAGGTGATGGTGCAGATAAACCATATGTAATCAGTTATGATCCTATTACACAAAATATGGTCTTGGCATTTAATTATGATGTCACATCACCTAGTGTAGTAACTTTTAGCAGTATTTTCCAAGACGACAGTACCCCTGCTAAGTCTATTGATATTTCTGAAGTCAATCAAGGTGAGAATCGCCTTGAGTTCTCCAAAGATATTAACTTCGCAACTTATGCAGCAAATACTGATATCAGGATTCAGAAGTACTATCGTTATAAGTTTGACACTAGTCATTCTTCAATGCGTGGCATCTTCCTCGATTTCTCTGCTAGTAGACAAGGTAACCTATTTACTGAAGAAAAAGAAGTTAGTGGTATTCAACCTGGTAATGTGGGATCTTATGTTGCTATCACTTTAGGATTTGGTCCTGCTATTGTAGGATCTACGCAAAAACGTTATCCAGTTAACTTTGACACGTATTACTACTTTATTAAAGCAGGTAGTAACGTCAATACTGATAATGCTGCACTTAAAGTAATTGATGATCCTATTGCTGGTTTGAAAAGTGCTGTTTTTGTTACTCCAAACAAATTTGCATATTCTATTAAAAAATTACCTGATTATGATGGTAAAGGTGATATTTCATACACTACAACATCTGCATTTGCTGAAGGTAAGATTGTTTCTGCATCTATTGATAATCTAGGTCAAGAATATTCAAGAATGCCAATTATTGAAGGTTGCTTAGTATCTTCAAACAATGAAACAGTTGTTACAGCAACCATCGATACTATTACTACAGGTATTTCTGCTATTGGTATTACTTCGGGTGGTAAAAAATATATAAATCCAGGAGCAATTGTCACCAATGGTGATGGCGAAGGTGCTGAGTTTAAGGTGTATTCAGAAGCAGGAACAGTTAGAAGAATTGATATTCTTAAACCTGGTAAAGGTTTTACATATCCTCCCACAATTTCTGTATATGAAAAAGACGTAAAAGTATATTTTACATCATCTAATATTGGTGTACCTAAGGATATTAAAATTATTTCTAATGGTGGTGATTTCCATGCAGACAATACCATTGAAACGGTATTCAGATCTTCATATGCAGTTATTGCAAAAGGTGATATTCCTCAGTTCTTTGATGGAGAGCGTGTTCAGCAACGTATTGGAAACACAACTATCTTCTCAGCATATATTTCTAAGGGTGGTTGGAGACAAGGATCTAACATTATACGTCTATCAAAAATTGATGGTGTATTTGATACTAATATCGAGTTGACATCTGTATTAGATTCTAGCAGAAGTGTTGAAGTTGATCAGGTACTTTATACTGAATTTGATACTGATGTAAGAACATACTACAATAACCTTGGTAGGTATGCATCTGATAGAGGTAAGATTAGCAGCAGGTCACAAAGACTAACTGATTCTTATTTCTACCAAGACTATTCGTATATGATTCAGTCTAGGACTCCCATTGATGTATGGAGAGACCTAATCAAGCAAACAACCCATCCAGCTGGTTTCCAACTGTTTGGTGAAGTTTTAATTGATAGTACACAACAAATTGAAATGCCTGTTGGTCAAACACCAACTACAAGCATTACTATTATTGAATTACCAAAGGTTACTATTAGTTCGGAGTACAAATCCACAGTCCTTACTAATACTCTAGTTACTATACATGATCTCAACGTTCGTAGAGGTGTTGGATCTATTTCGATTGATGAATATGATGTTGAGGGTATTCTATCCAAAGAATTAATTCTACAGCAAGATTTTGACGGTCGTTATGCAAGTGATGCCGATTTTATTGGAACAGCGAGAGAACTAAGCAGTACACCTACACTTTCTTCATCTGCAGGTACACTTAATGCTCCTGCTGGCGAAGTATTGAAATTATATGCAACTAAGCAGTTGAGTAATAGTATCAGTGTGCAACCCACCGATTTATTCTCGCAAACATATATTAGTACTTTAAGTGTAGGTGATGTTGAATTTGAAAGTGGTGGTGGCATAGTAGATTTAGGTTCTACGCCAGTCCAAGGATTTGTTTGGGATTACTCAAGCACCCAAAAAGTATTTGGTGTCAGGATTTCTGATACTGCTGAGAATCCTTTGCAGAATTGTGAAGTTGGTGATGTATTTACTTACTATCAAACTGCAACAACTTACTTTACATTTGAAATTACTGAGTTACTTGCACCTGCATATGACGCTGTTACTGGTATTAATGGTAACGGTAATGTCATTGGAAGAAAAACGTTTACTTTAATAGATAAAGCAAACAATCTTCCATATACTCCATATAATGAGCAAGAACTATTTCTTACATTGAATGGTGTTGCTCAAGAACCTTTAAAATCATTTAAAGTTGAAGGTACTCAGATTACATTTTCAGATGCTCCTCTAGGAGCACAGTATCCTGTAACTGGGCAAGCTACTGATGACACCTATGAAACTGATCCTACTAAATTTGTTTGCCGATCATTTAAATTTAAGAATGACTTATATAATGATAGGTATCTCAGAAAGTTAAAAGATATTTCACCTCAGTTTGATGGTATCACTACTCAGTTCGATCTTTATTGGAATGATGGTACTGTTGTTAAGTCAGCTGACGGTGAAAAGTTTCTTATCTTTATGAATGGTGTGCTACAGAAAGCAAAAACTACTGAGGATACTCCTCTTGGTAATGCATACTATATTAGGAAAAGAACTTCCGATTCGCAACCTGATGCTATTGTATTTGCTGAAGCACCTAGAAATTTTGCAGATGATATTGATAGTCCACCAGTCCAATTAGATCAAAGAGAATCATTCTTTGGATATACCGTTGGTGCTTATGATCGTCTGACCATTGACAATCGTCTTATTCCATATAGAGGCGTTGGTCCATACTTGGTATTTGATGAAGTTGAAAATACAATCAAGAATATCACTGATGCTAGATTTGCTTATGTTTTCGTTGATGGTGTACTTCAAAATCCTGATACCTATATTCTTAATGGACCCAACATTACATTTACTGATATTCTAACTAAGTATACTCCAGAAACTGGGGAAGCAACGTTTAGTAAGGTAGATATCATTTCTTTGTATGGAAGACAGGTTCCAAAAACATTATCTTTCTATGATTTTGATAGATTTGGTTATACTAATGAATTAACAATAAACTTTGAAAGAAAAATTACCACTGCTAATGGAACTTCTGAATATCTAAATTTCCAGAACAGTCTTAATTCATTCAATCCATATGCTACCAAAACTTTATATACACTTGCCGCTGATGGTACTAGAAAACATCTTGGTAAGGTAGATGGTATTTTCTATACTGAATTGGCAGATGGTACAGCAGATGGCAGTTCTAAACCAGATGTTGTTGCAACCAAATTTAGATTCACGCTTTTAAATGCATCTAATATAGATTTTGAAAACTTTTCTTATGATCCATTAACAGATGACGATGATGATTACACTAAAGTTCAAACTATATTTGTAACTGATGGTGATATTATTATTAGTCTCAATAACCTGAACAAAGAATATTCCATCGATGTTTCATATAGAACTGATGATGAGGGATTGAGAGAACTTACTAGGGATATTCCTGGATGGTTGCGTGGGTCTGCGATTGGCGATGATGCATATAATACTAAGTATGAATTGCTTAGTGATATTCTCGAAGGTGATCAAATTTTGGTTGACGGTGAATCTGAAACCAGAACTATTGAATCTATTCCTGCTTTTGCAACAACCAGAAACTTTAGGAATGGCGAAGTTGCTAAGTTTGAACACTTTGCTAAGGTAGAAGCAACTAATTATAATGGATTGATTAGAGGTGAAGGTCTTAGTGTTACTTGCCAAATTACTGATGGTGTAGTATCTAATATTGGATTTAGTGATCTTGAGTGGAACAAAAGAGACCTTAAGTTATTCTTTGACACAGGTATTCTTCTACAACCAACAGCATACCAATACTTTAGTCCACCACAAATTAAATTTGTTGCCCAAGATGGTAATGGTGGTGGTGCAAAAGCAGAAGTTCTTTCTGTAAACGGTCAAATCTTAGATGTCATTCTGATTGAAGGTGGTTCTGGATATACTTCACCTCCTAAAGCAATTGTAACTAGAGGTTACGATGTATACAGAAAACCAAATCGTGTAATTAGCACTCTTTACAATTTTACTGTATCAACGCAAGTTGCTAGTGGTGGTTCTCTATCTGTAGTACAAACCGAAGTTGCTCTGTTTAGTGAAGGTGCTCAGTCTGGTATCTTCTCTATTATTTCTTTTGGTGGTCTTACTGGTGTAGCAACTCAAACTGCTTCTCAGAAAACTACAGAGGTTCATGGTGAAGGTGTTGAAGCAGGTACTGAACTACGTCCTAATATAGGGCAGATCACTACCAGGCGTCCAATTGATACTAATGTTTCTCAGGCAACTATTCCTGGAACAACTGTTACTCAGATTACATTGGATATTACTCCAGTGTCGATTACATCTACATCTACTATTGAGACTCAAGAACTCAATCTTATTGTAGAGATTGACATTAACAAACCAGCAGTATTCATTCAAGATTCTGATGCCTACAGTGGCGTTGGTGCTTTCTTGGATTCTGCTTTGTCTCCAAGTGCTACTACAGTATACATTCCAAATACTTCCTTGTTCTCAGATCAAGGCAAACTGCAAATTGGTAAGGAAATTGTATCTTACGATTCCAAACTACTTGACAGATTCCTAGATGTAACCAGAGGTATTGATGGAAGTTTTGCTCAAGCACATCCAGGTGGTCAGTACCTTAGAACACTTCCTGAATCTATCAGTGTATTCTCTGCGGGTGTTCAAACAATTCTGCAAAGCGAAATTTCTGTTGCAACCACTGACATCTCAGTAGTTGAGCAGACAGCAACTATAACTTCTGAACAGTCAGTAATCTCTCAAGAAAGAATTATTGAAGTTACTATTAGACATGAAGAAATTACCGCATTCCTTGATGTTGAAGTAGATAAAGAATTACTGATCATTCCCCCAGAATCAGAACTTGATAATTCATCTTTAGCACTTGGATTCTCTAGCGTCAGTTACATTAGTACTGCAGTTGAAAATATTAGTTCTAATATTACAGCAGTTCAGCATAGTTCTACTATCATTACGGTAGAGAACAATATTGAATTGGTACAGAACTTACAAGTTGGTACACAAATTACCAAGTTTGATGGGTTTGCTACCATTACTGCTATTTCTTCTGCACTACTAACACCTGAAACTCAGGTTCAGGTATCTGTTGCTCCTGTAATTAATACTATGAATGCCTTGGTGACAAATTCTGTCATCACTGTCATTCTTGCTACTGATACTACAGCAAGAGTTGATTTCACCAGAGGTGCTGACGGTGGCATTCTTGGTGGAGAAACAGCGACTGAAAGAAAGGATGCTGCAGCGACTCAGGCAAACAGTGTAGAAATGACTTCTACAGTGTTTACTACTATTATGAGTAACGTTGATACCTCCGCATCTGGTATCGAGTCTACATATAGTGTAAGTTCGCATCTACCAGTTATTGGTGGTATTGATAAACCTGCTGATATACAATTAACCAGACAAACTGGTTTAATCGATTACTTTACAGAACTTGTGGTATTAGAAACTTCCGTTGTAACTAGAAATTAATGGCAGAACTACAATTAGCATCACCATACAATCAAGTAACTAAACGTGACGGAACCAATGTTACTGTAGGAAATTTTCGACAGAGAATTCCTGCAGGATTTGAGTCCTTTACTAGCGGTACTGTAACATTCACTCTTGCTGATTATGAAGCAATTAAATTTGAAGGTGATCATGTTATAGATGATGTAACCAGAGCATATCCTCAACTTGCTATTAGAGATTTTGAATTAAGACCTTTTTCTGGATTCACTCTAGGCGGAGATAGATTCACTTTGGGACCATCACCAATGATGATGGGGTTGACCATGGCAAATGGCAATCAAACTATATCCGTAGATGCAGCAAATCCAACGGAAATTGTTGTGCAAACAACTAATAATTTCCTAGATTCTGGGCATCTATTTACATCTGCGCGTTCACTTATAGAGTATACTTCTAAAGTAAGTAGTACTCGATTTTTGGGTTACGTTAAAAGCGGACCTAACACGCTAAATAACAATGATGAGTTGATCCAATTCTCTGGTCCTGAGTGAACCAAGGATAAATTAGTATAAATAAATCAGATATTAAATAACGTTCTAGAGAAAACAACAATGGCTGCAATTATCTCAGATAAGTTTAGAATTTTTAATGCTAAACAGTTTCTAGAATCTTTGTCTGAAGGTGCTACAGACACCTCCGACGAGAGAACTAGAATGTATTTCTTCGTAGGGCGTCCACAACGTTGGGATGCTTATCTGGAGATTTACTCAGCGAACGCAACTGCGTTCTCTGCAGGTCAAAGTGTGTATGTCAGTTCTGACACAAATGGATCCTATACATGGTCCAACGCACCTTTCCGCGCAACAATCGAAAAGGTTTATGACAACTCATTGGTATTGAGTTCTGTTACTCCTTCCGTTACTTCTGCTCCACTAACCAACGCTGTTATTGAAGGTTGGAACGGTTCTTCTGACACTGGTGCTGAGGCACGTGCAGGCGTTTACCGCTATGCAACAGAAGATGCACCTCCAACACCTCTCGACAACCAAGTTGAGAAATACGGTGTATATGACGAAATCATCGCTGCTAAGCGCATCACCGATCAATTTGCACGTGCTGTAATTACACGTTATGATTGGAACACGCTTGCTGCAGAAGCACGTTTCGACATGTTCAAGCCTGACTATTCTTCCACAACAACTGGTCAAGTAGGTAAGCAGTCCACAACTGGTGCTACTACTCTAGGTGCTTCTAAGTTCTACGTTATTAACAGTAACTACGAAGTCTTTAAGTGTCTCTATAACGGTCAGTTCCCTGGTCAGACAGATCCACAACCTGCATACGAACCCAAGACTACACCTTCTGGTGGTGAAGGTACTTATAACTCAAGTACTGGCATCTTTACAGAAGAAGCATCTGCAGTTGTTGCTAACGCTGCTGGTTCTGGTTATGTCTGGAAGTACATGTACACCATCCCTACCGATGATGTTCTGCGCTTCTTGTCCACTAACTTTATGCCTATCAACCTGAAGGCAGAAACAACACGTGCTGCAACCGAAGCTCTTGCAGTTGATGGTGCTGTAGACATCGTTCTAGTTGAAGATGTTGGTTCAGGTCTTCCTGATGGTACTCACTATGCACCTATTTCAGGTGATGGTCAGTCTGTTACCGAAGGCGTTGTTAAGGTTGTAGTTACCTCTGGTGCTATCGAATCTACCGAAGTTGTAGTTCGTGGCGCTGGTTACACCTATGCTAGTGTTCTCCTTGATGATGGCGCTACTACTGGTGGTGTTAAGTCTGGTCTTTATGCCGAACAGTCCCTGACTACTGCTCGCACTGGTGTTACTGGTGTTGGTGCTCTTGAGGTTGTTCTTGCTCCTCAGGGTGGTCATGGTTCTGACTTCGAGTTGGAATTGAACGCCAAGCGCGTCATGACTAACATCCGCCTTACTTATGCTGAAGGTTCTGGAGACTTCCCTGTCGATAACGACTTCCGTCGTATTGGTATTATTAAGGACCCCTACAACTTCGCTACCACAGATTACGCAGTTCTAGATACCCTTAACGGTCTCTATGCTGCTAAAGTCACAGGTGCTACTGCTGATTTTGTTCCTGACGAACAGATCACACAAGCACTTGCTTCTGGTGGTACTGCAAAAGGTACTGTGGTTTCTTGGACACTTGACAGTGGTTCTACTACCGCTGGTGTTCTTAAGTATCTCCAAGCACCTGAGCAGCATACCGATAGCGGTATTGTTCGTGCTTTCGATGATAGTGCTTCTATCATCGGTGCTTCTTCACTAGCACAGGGTACTGTAGATGATACAGTTACTGCAGTAACACTTCTTGGCGTTCCGTTCACTGACGGTTTCGGTACTCCACAGATTCAACCCAACTCTGGCGAACTCATCTATGTTGAGAACCGCCGTTTGATCACCCGTGCTGCTGACCAAATTGAAGACATCAAGTTAGTTATTGAGTTCTGATCTCCTATATACTATAGGAAAATTAGATCGTTAGTTGCTAGAAATGCCCCAGAATACTAACTTAAACTCATCGCCTTACTTTGAAGATTTCGATCCTCAGAAAAATTTCTATAAGGTCTTATTCAGACCAGGGTTCGCAGTACAGACCAGAGAGTTAATTCAACTCCAATCTGTACTGCAGTCCCAATTAGAAAATTTCGGTAGGAACGTCTTCAAGCAAGGCGATCTTGTTGTGCCTGGAGAAGTTGGTCTAAACGTTAGACTTAACTATGTTAAACTGTCGTCAGTTTCTGAAGTTGCGGTTGCCGATGATAGCGGCAATGTAACATATAAGAAATATGACATTAAAACTCTAATCGGTCTTAAACTGCAGGGTGTATCTTCTGGGGTAACTGCAAGTGTCATTGAAGTTGAATATGGTTCTGATACAGAATCAGATACCTTATATGTGAACTATCTTAATAGTGGTGCTTCTGGTGATGAAGAAAGATTTAGACAAGGCGAAAACCTTGAAGTTATTGGTGGCGTAAATTCTCCACTACTAGTTGTTGGTACTGATGGGGTATCACTTCCAACTTCTATCGGTATTACTAATAGTGATACTGGTGCCACAGGTGTTATGGATAGTCCTGCTTTGGGTTATGCCTCAGCAGTTAAGGTAGAAGAAGGTATCTATTTTGCTAATGGATATTTTGTACGTAATGCAGCACAACTACTTGTAATCGACAAGTACTATGATAGACCATCTGCTAAAGTTGGTTTTAAAATTAATGAACTTCTTGTAACTCCAGAACAAGATGCATCTCTGTATGATAATTCCAGAGGTTCATCAAACTTCTCAGCACCTGGTGCTCACAGACTTAAAATTACATTATCACTGGTTAGATATGATTACTTCCAGTTAACTGATAAGAATTTCATTCAGTTGCTTCTTGTTAAAGATGGTGTCATCCAAAAGCAACTGAAAGCAACCGATTACTCATTGGTAGAAGCTGCGTTAGCAAGAAAAACATTTGACCAGTCTGGTGATTATGTTGTAGATGAATTTCCCATTCAAGTTAGGGAATACTATCAGAAAAATGACAATCTGGGTTTCTATTCTGCTGGTACTGACGGTTTAGTCAATGGTCTCACTGCTATTGATGCAGAGAAAAAATTAGTAGGTACTGTTGGTTCTGGTAAAGCATATGTAAAAGGATACGAAGTCAAAAACAAAGAGACTAAGTATATTGAAATTGATAAAGCAAGGGACGTTCTAAAGAGAGAGAACGAAACTATTAAGACTACTGGTCTTAGTTCTTTCTATGCTACTAATGTATATGGCACAATTCCTCTAAACGCTGAAGGCGCTGAACTGACTGCATATCCTACATTATATCTAAACAGTGTATTTAATGATGGTTCTGTTGGACTCAATAAGACAGAATCACCTGGAGATCCTAAGCGCACTATTTCAAGAAGGGGCGAAGGATTCACTGTCGAAGATGGAGTTAAAACTTTCTATTGTTCTATTGTAGACCCACAAAAAACAATTGCTGACTTTGATGATGACGCAATTGGAACAGAACTTACGAAACTTTGGTTTATTAAAACTAGAAGCGACAATGGTTCTATCAATACATATGGTTATGCTGATGTGGTTGCATTCTCTCAGGTTAAAAGACCTGAATTGGGTGGCAATACATATCTAGAAATTACGGTTAAAGGTAATCGTGCTGACCTAGATTTGTATCTCACAAACTTTGATAGCACTGATGCTACTGCACAAGTACGATACCTATTTCCAGGTGAAGCACAGGTACAGCAAAATACACAGCAATTGCTTCGTGTCCTAGATTACAACGAAACAATTACTCCAGTTATTGGTGTTGCTAAACCAAAGAATATTGCAATTGAAAATATCAGTGACGGTTTTAATGCTGATACTGATAAGATTGTATCCAAAGGCAAGCTTGCTGGTGGTGTAGAGAAGTACAACACTGTTTTCGACTTATCATATTTTGCTCCTACATTCTTTACTAGAATCACACTAGAAACACTTGCAGATGCTACTTTTAGTTCTGGTAAGTACATTACTGGTACTGTTAGTGGAGCAAAGGCAGTTATTGAAGGTGGTACAGAAAGAGTGTACTCATCAACTAATAAGTTGTTTGTTGTTATGGTTTCTGGAACGTTTGTATCTGGAGAAACTATTGTTAATGAAGATGGGGTTACTGCTAAAATTGCCACAGAAAATACTGTCTCCCACTTTATCATTACAAATAGAGGTGGAAACTATACTTCAGCATCACAGTTTAAATTAGATGGTGTTCTCTATGACACCAACAAAATTGCTTGGGTTCGAGGTGGTGGTGGAACTATTCAGAATGTTTCTATTGAAGATAGAAATGCCGTAAGCACTACCTATTCACAACCTCCTATTGTAGAAATTGAAACTACTGCAGTAATTACAGATGTTGCAAAAGTCACACCTGTTCTGTTTAGAGATACTGTATACACATTCGATCCTTCCAACGTTAAGTCTGTTAATACTACGTTTGGATCAGGAAACAAAAATTCATTCACCTGTGATATTGAACTAGAGAAAACAGGATACGTTTACACAAATTCTGTTACAGACTTTACGTTTACTGGATTTGCTGGTTATAAGTTTATTGAATGTAACGGTTTTGGTGGAGACGCTAGTCTGTCTATAACTAAAGGCGATATTATCCAATTTGCTGATAATGATGGTGATGTATATCGTTACTCTGTACAATATGCAACCAAACCTGATGGTGTCAAAAGATCCAGACTTTACTTGGATAGAACACTACAAGCAGATGCTGTTAATGCTAGTGTTGTTGTACAGAAACCAATCATTACTAATGCCAATGGCACACTAGTATTCTCAACTGGAGATAAGAAAATTTCTTCATTGATTGATTCTAGTGAAGATTCTAAGATCACATATTATTTCCGAAGAGACTTTATTACGTCAGCATCTTCTGGAGCAGGTAATCTAACGTTTGCTGCTCAACTACCATTTGGTACACAAAGATTTGCTGAATTCAGTCAGAAAAATTTCATGATGACTGTATTGGATCCAGGTATTGCGATCCATGGTTTAGATACTGCTGGTAACTTTGTACCTAATGGTGGTACTCTCAACAAAGGTGATGTTGTTTATATCGATCCTGCGTTTGTTAAAATTACCCAGACTGATTCCGAACTAACTGCTGGTAGTGTTACTGTTGACTTCCCAGAGAATCATTTCGGTAATGTTGATAGTATTAGATCTAAGGCAGAAGCATATAACGTTGCTAACCCAACTACAACGGTTGATCTACCCAATAACAACTTCCCAGTCCTTAAACTAACTGCTACATTGCAGGTATCCAAAGCACGTCCTAGACTTAAGACTTGTATTAGAAATAAGCGTATCATTGTACAGGCAAGTGGAACTACAACCGTTCCATTTAGAGGACAGGATTATGATGGAGAAAACATTCAGATTACTTCATATGCTGATGCATTTAAGTTGAAGTATGTCTATGAAGGTTCTGTCTCTGCTCCTCCAACTATTGATTCTGTTGGTGGTTTGGTAACAGGTACTGATGTTACTTCTAGATATATCTTTGATGATGGTCAACGTGATACATACTACGATGTTTCTCGCATTACACTGAAACCTGGTCAAACTGCACCTTCAGGTCAGTTGGTTATTGCGTTCGATTACTTCGAGCATTCACAAGGAGATTTCTGTACGATTGATTCGTACCTCCATGAGGCAGGTGTACCTAATACCGAAGTTCCATCATTCAACTCTACTGTTAGTGGTCTCATCTCCCTGAGAGATGCTATCGACTTTAGACCTAAAGTAGACAACTCTAACATTGTTTCTGGTTACTTGGATAAAACAATCCTATCCAGTAGTGGTTATATCTCTTTCTCAGGCACCGCTGGAATCCCCGCTAGCACCCCTGCAGACGATGCTAACCTAAGTTATACAGTTAAGTACAATAAAACCCAATACCTGGACCGTATCGACGGGGTGTTCCTTGATACTCAAGGTAATTTTATTGTTAAGAAAGGCAATTCTTCACTGAATCCTTCCAGACCTGAATCTATCAGTGATGCTATTTCACTATACTATCTGTATGTTCCTGCATATACTGACTCTAATAGAGATGTGAGAATCATTCCTGTAGAGAACAAGCGTTACACAATGAAGGACATTGGTAAACTTGACAGTAGAATTGAGAGACTAGAATACTACACTTCACTGAGTGTTCTAGAACAGCAAGCACTTAATATGCAGATCACTGATGAAATTGGTCTTGATCGCTTTAAGTGTGGTTTCTTTGTAGATAATTTTGAAACTCATAGAGGTGATGTTAAATCTTTTGACCATAAATCTTCTATTGATACTCAGCAGTCTGTCCTTAGACCACAAGTAAATGAAGAAAGTTTAAATGTAAAAGAAGTAAACACCAGAAACGATCAGCGTGAAGTTGATGGTTATGTAATTAACAACGGTGTTATCTCACTTCCATATAGTGAAGTTAAACTGGTAGGAAATAATTTTGCTACTAAGACAATTAACCCCAATCCATTTGTTGTCCTACAATACGTTGGCGATCTAGATATTACACCTAGAGTTGATTCTTGGTATGATAGATCAATTGTACCTCTAGTTACTGATAACAATACAAATCTATTTGTTCCTTTCCTTGCCAAGGATGATGTTGTGGAGGCATTCTCATGCATTTATAACTCATTTATTGTAACATGGTCTGGAGCAGAAAGATCATTCTTCAATATCAATCCACTATCTACTACAAATAGTGAGGTATCTAATTCCAGAATTGAATCTGCATCAGTTTCTAGTTCTTCAAACATTAGTCCACAGAATAATGAGACACCTAAAGGTGTTGCAACTAGTAGCAGACGTGGCAAGCAAATTGTAACTTCACTGAAGTATTTTGCTCGCAGCATCCCTGTTAAATTTACTATTCGTAGAATGAAACCAAAGACTGAAGTCTTTGTATATCTCGAAGGAAAGAATGTTGGTAGATGGGTCGCACCCGACTCTAGATTTACAGGAATTGCAGGTAACTCTGTTTCGGCATTTGCAGCACCAATTATTACAGATGAAAGAGGCAATGCTTCTGGTGTTTTAATTGTTCCTGCTGGAGCTCCTCCAACATTTGCTACTACTTGGACAGGTGATGTATCTACAGTCTCATATGATGAGAGCGGTGAAGATATCAGAATTACTACAGGCGAAAAGACTTTACGTTTTACATCTAGCAGTACTAATTCAGACAAGAACGCTGTAGAAACTTTTGCTGAGACTAAGTTCTATGCATCTGGTTTGCTTCCCGATAATCCTACATCTATTATTTCGACACAACCAGCATACTTCAAAGCAAATGAAGGTTTGCAGTTAGTTCAAAATAATACAGAGCAAGAACAGAAACCAAATCCTTTGGCACAAACTTTCAAGATTGAAGGTTTTGAAGGTGGTGTATTTACCACTGGTCTTGATCTATTCTTTGCTGAAAAGAGTGATACAGTTCCTTTGCGTGTTTACCTCACAGATGTTGAGTCAGAAAAACCAGGCAAGAACATTGTTCCAGGAACAGAAATTGTTATGGAACCCTATACTTATTTGAAAGTATACTTCTCTAATACTGTCACTGTTCTGAAAGGTGAAACTCTCACTGGCATCAATTCAAATGCTTCTGGTCCTATCCTTAAGATTTTTGATAAGAACGACAACGAAGTTACTATCTCCGAAGATAATGAGATTACATTAACAAACGAACAGGTCTATACTATTGTTCTTTCTAATCATAACGGTATCAACTTTACTCCAGATGAACGTTTAAGTATTGCTTCTATTATTACTTTCAATAATGCTAACAATACCGAAATTGTTTCAAGAATTGCAAAAGATTCTGGTGTTGTATCTGCTATCAATATCACCAACGTTGGTGATAACTATGACAGTGCTTCAGTAACTATTGAAAGTCCTAGTCTTCCAGGTGGAAACAATGCTACTGCAGCTGTATTTGTATCTGATAGCAAAATCTATGATTCTTTACTTACACTAGGAGGCAGAGGATATACCGAACCACCTTCTGTTGTTATTAGAGGTACAGGTACTGGTAATAGTGGTGCCGTAATCGAAACTGAAATTTCTATCACAGAACCAGCAGTTAGAATGGGTATTGCTGTTGACACAGTTGGTAATGTACCTTCTGTTGTTGCCACTAAGTTTGAGTTTAATTACCCTGTATATCTTCTCAATAATACTGAGTATGCTCTAACAATTGAAACAGATTCTCAGGACTATTTAATCTGGGCATCTAAACTAGGTGAAACTGAGGTTGCAACTAGTACTACTGTTACGACCAATCCATCTTTGGGTTCTGTATATAAATCACAAAATACTAATAACTGGGTAGAAGATTTGTTTGAGGATGTCAAGTTTACTCTGTATCGTGCAGAGTTTGATACGACTAAAGATGCACAAGTTGAGATTAAGAATACTCCTCTTGGATACAATACCATGCAGGTAGATCCTCTAGAGACATATGCATTCGCTAATGCCAATGCTACTTCATCTTTGTTTAAGAATAATAACAATATTATTAAGGTATCACATAAGAATCATGGGTTTGAAGAAGATCAATCTTATGTTTTCTTTAGAAATTTAGTCTCTACTGCTGGATTTACTCAAGGTACTCTTAATAGTTCTTTGTTTAAAGTATCCAATGTAGGTGTTGATACTTTCACGGTCAGTGGAATTGGTAGAGCAGCAGACAGTATTTTTGGTGGTGGTTCAACTGGTTTGATTGCTGCCAATAAAAAGTATGAAAGATTGCTTGCTCAGATTTCTTACATTCAGACACCAGGAACAAATATTGATACTGAAGTCAAGACTACTAATATTATTCCTATTGACTCTAATACTCTAAACTACAATTCATATTCTGTATCGAATTATGAGAAAACTTTCTTGAATGAAGAACAGTTCTTTATCAACCAGAAAGTAATTGCTTCTGGAGTAAACCAATTGATGAACAATTTAGATAATTCATTGGTATACAAACTGAGTCTTTCTACAACTAAGTCTTATCTCTCACCTGTTATTGATTTAAACAACTCAACCATTAAAATTTCTACTAATAGAATTGAAAATGCTGGTGGTAGCGAAGGTAGATATGGTAAGAGATATCAACTCATTGAGTTGTATCCTGTTTATAAGTTTAATATTTCTGGCAATGTAGATCCAGATTCAGGTTTAATTATTCCTATTACTGCTGGACAGACAGTCAATGGTATTGGAAACGATGCATTGAACATTGATCAGTCAGCAGCAAGCGGTGAAGTTGTACGATATGAATCTACTGGCAATACAGTATATGTTAAAGTTAAAAACAATAGTGTATATCGCGGTGACGAAAACCTATACTTCTCACAACAATCATCTGAAAATGGTTCTTTAGGTAGTTCTAGTGTTGACCAAGATGGTAATCCAGTGTGGACACCATATACAATTACAATTTCTTCCAGTGGTCCTTTGGTTGAAAAACCAAATTTCGATTATAGAGAACTGATTACTGCTACAAATCCATCTAATGTAACAGAAACATATGATAATTTAATTTCTGGTACGACTGAATTGTGGGATGCTCCTACACAAGTATTGAAGTTGGAAAATGATAGACAACCTATCAACAACAATTACACTGCTGACAATGGATCATCTGTATATGCGAGAGCACAGCAAATTGCTGATCAACCATCGGACATCTTTAGAGTAGGTGATCTAATTAATTCTCCATCTATTAGAGTTGGATTTGAAAACTTCTTTGAAATTAAGAAGATTAATTATACTGATGGTATTGACTATGTTTCTGAAGACAGCACTTTAGATAGTTCTGCTATTGCTAAGTATGTAACAAAAGAAATTATTCTGGACAAATCTGCTACAGCAATTGACGTTATTATTACCGCAAATCTTACTGACACTAAGAATGTTAAGATGCTATATAAAACCAAGACTACTTCGGTACAGTCTAAGTTTGATGACATTGAATGGATTCTATTCAATGAAACAGGATACCCAGATGAGATAAAAGTTGCTACTCCACAGAATGCAATTTCTGCACAAAAAGAAGAGCAATCTGCATATCAAGAATTCAGATATAGTATTAATACTTTAGATGAATTTACTTCATTCGGTATCAAAATTGCTATGCAAACAGATGATCCAGCATTTGTTCCTAAGATTCAAGATATTAGGGTGGTGTCGTCAAGATGATGAAAGTCCAGGGTCACGACCATCTTTATCGTGACCCCAATACTGGTGCGATAATTAACACACAAACTCCACCTTCTAAAGTATTATCTTCTGCCATAAATGACATAAATACTTTGAAGAAAGAACTATATGAAATTAAACAACTCTTAAAAGAGATAGTACGAAATGGGAATTCTTAGAAACGTAGCTAAATCTGACACCTTTGAACGTCAAAGGCAAACTATCAACCAGATTGCTCAAGATATTTACAATCTTGGTGGTGGTGGATCTGATTTGTCTACTGGTCTTCTAAGACTTGGAAATGGAAGTAGAACAGAACCTTCATTGTCATTTGCAAATGACACATCGGTTGGTATCTATAGACCAGACACAAAGAAACTGGCATTTGTAAATGATGGCAAAAAACTACAGCAGTTGCAGAACGAAGCATCGCTGTTTTATAGAAATTTAATTCTACAAAAAAATATTCTTCACAGTGAAGGTTTATCCATCACTGCTAAAGGTCAAGATTATGATGAGGGATCTTATCAAGATATTGCCGCTATTGGTGGTACTGGTCAGGCAGGAACATTAGACCTAACAGTATCTGGTTTTGATGGAACTACAACTCCTGGTTCTGGATATACTTACGTATCTGGTGGACTTGGTGGTGGTGGTACAGAATCATACCAAGGAGTTCAATTAGTTGGTGGTAACGGTTCTGGTATTGAAGTCGAAGTTGTTCATGAATCTGGTTCATTTACATCTACAGTAGTATCTGATTATGGATCGGGATATCAAATAAATGACGTTTTAACATTACCAGTACAAGTAACTGGTGCTACTGGTACTGCAGATTCAGGTGGTAGTACTATTGTGATGTCCAGTAATGCTGGAATGTTTACTGGATGGACTTGGACACAAACTGGAGGAACTGCTACATTTGATCCCCCAACAGACCTTGATGGTAACGCCGAACCAATTATCGTTCAAACTGTTGACGATTTAAGTGGAACTGATATTGATATCAACGGAACTTGTACCGCTACTGGTACGGTAACGTTTACTCTTACTCCACCGTGGGGTAATGGTGGTTCTGGATATGCATTTACAATTGATGTTCTTGGTATTATCACAGAAGCTACTGTAAATCAAGCAGGTGAAGGTTACTCTGTTGGAGATACTTTAAGTATCTTTAATTTAGATCTAACAGCAGCAATTCCTTATCTTGTAACAACAGTACAATACATTAAACCTGTTTTTGATGCAACTGTTCCATCAGGAACTTTTGTGGCAGGTCAAAATTATAATTTCTCACAGGAAGATGCATTAAATCCAGGAACATTTGCTAATGTTGCTGTAGTATGTGAAGAAGTATATGACAATGGATCTGAAATTGTCACAGTTACTTTTACTATGGTTGATACGAACGAATCTATCAACCAAGGAGATTTGTTTGGTTCTCTAGAAGTTACTGAGATTTCTAGTCCTAATAGATTCCTCATCGATCTGGATGAAGCAGATGCTGGCACTGATCCATTTCTATATCCAGACTTAACTCTATTTGTTAATAACAAATATGAATTTGATTGGTCTAATGCATCTAGTCACCCATTTAGATTCTCTATCCACCCTGATGGTATTCACAACAAATATGAAGAAAGTATAACTGTTGTTGAAGATTCGCTTACTATTACAGTATCGGATGCTTCTTCTATTTTAGTTGGAATGACTGTCGTTAAAGATACTGAAAATGCAGGTCTTAATGATAGCGGTGATGTGGATGGGGAGGCAGTTGTAGAAGCAGTTAATGGTAATGTAATTACTCTAAGTGCTCCAGTTACTAGTTCTGGTACTATGCCAGTTATTATTGCTGGTGTAAAGTATGAAGGTTCTGAAGTAGACTATGATGATAGTAATAGCAAGACTACTATTGCTGGAAATGATGCAACCCCAACAACGCTATATTACTACTGCGAAGTCCACCCAAACATGGCAGGTTTGACTGGTCAACGTGCTGAAGTAACCATTGATCCTAATAATACTAAAGTATTTGGTAGTGGTTTTCAACTTCTAGTAACGTCAATTGTTTCAACAGATAATGTTACTCTAGATGTAAGTAGTGGCGGTGTAACTGCTTTAGTGGTTACTGCAGATGATGTTCAATCCACAACTGCTACTATACCTACAATAGATGTAGAAGAACTGAACGTTGATACTGATGGTAAGGTTAATACAGAATATATTCTGTCTCCTACATCAATGAAGATTGAAACTACTGGTCTTTTGAGTCCATTCAATCTTAAAACTGCAAAAGTTAATTTCACAACTCCAGGTTCAACTGATCTAGTAAACATTGAAATTTTTACTGACACTGGAGATGTAGTTACATCGGGTCAATTCAAAACTACTGGAGTATTTAATTCCAGTGATCTACTAAAGATCGATGGTAATAAAATTGAAGCACAGGGTACTAGCGATCTTCTTTTAGATCCTGCACCAAATAGAGTTGCTATCATTGGTGGTACACAGGCATTACAAATTCCTGCAGGTAACACTGCTGCTCGTCCTGCACTTGGTCTGACTAATGATGGTGCTATTAGATATAACACCCAGACTACTCAGTATGAAGGTTATAGTTCAGCAACTACTTCTTGGTCTTCTCTTGGAGGAATTCGAGATCTAGACGGTAATACTTATATTACTGCAGAAGAATCGGTTGGTGCTAATGATGATACTTTCTACATCTATAACGGTAATAGTAATACCTTAAAAATTACTCCAACAAAATTTAAGTTTGAAGAATTAAAGCAGATTGCATCTCTCAATACATCTGCTCCAACATATACTGAATGGTTCTCTAACACACCTGTAACTCTAGGTCAATACCTCAAGCACAGAAATAACATTTATGAAGTAACTGTTGCTGGCATTACTGCTACTGATGGCAATGCTCCAACGCATACAACAGGTGCTCAACCAAACAATACTTCAGAACTGACATTTTACACTACGGCAGTAGGAAATCTTCTATTCCAAGAAATTGATGAAGTACAAATTGACCCATTTGGTGATACATATCTAACTGTATCTGGAGATCTGAGACTCAGAAATAATGTTGTTGCTACAGACATCAATGACTTGATTCTGAGACCTAATGCTGGTAAGAAAGTTGTTGTTGATGCAACTAGTACGCTAGTTTTACCTGTTGGTAATGAAAACGAAAGAGGTGCTGCCCAAACAGGTTCAGTAAGATTTAATACAACATCTCTACAGTATGAAGGTTATGACGGCAATAACTGGGGTTCTCTTGGTGGCGTCAAAGACGTTGATCAGAACACCTATATCATTCCTGAGACTGCACCTGGTGCCAACGAAAATATTCTTTACTTCTACAACAACGGTGTTAACACCGTCCAGTTAAGTACGTCTTCACTTGACCTGACAAATATTGATAGTATTACTTCAATCAATAATACATCTCTCGGATTTGAATTTAAGACACTTACTGCAGATAATGGTTCTACTGTTCTACAGAACACATCTGCTGATGAGACTTTCCTTTACAACACCAAACAATACTTTAAGTTTGGTATGTCAGCAGGTCTTACAGTTGACCCACTGGTTGTCCTAGAAGATAATGGAGATATTTTCTACAATACAGGATTTGGTACTGGTAACGAAACTCCACTCAAATTATTGAATTCTAGTCTCACTGACTTTGAACTAAAAGATTATAAGGTACAGACTAGTACACTTGAACTTGTAAAAGGTACACTTGATGTTGGTTCAGCACTTCTTTATAATACTACAACATCTAAAGGTTGTAAATTGATGGTAATTTTGGAGAATACTATTTCCAATAAATCATCGTTCATGGAATTCAATGTTATTGATGATGGTACTGAAGTATTCTATAACGAATACGCTGGTGTAAATACTAGTGAAGATGCTGCAACTGCAGTATTTGATATTGACGTTGATAACAACGCTAGAATTACATTTACATTGACTGAAGATCATACTCTTAATGATAATATTAAAATCACTGTTGTTGCTCAAATTCTAAAGTAAAATGCCAGTTATCCAAAAACTAGATAGCAACCAGGGTTTTTCTGTCGATCAAAAAGTGATCGTAGATGAACTCAGAAATGCTAAAGACTTAAACAGTTTAGAAATTAAAAATAGAAATTACGAAGAAAGTTATACATCATATAACATTCTCCGAGGTTCTAATACTGCTATTCTTTCTACAGATTTGGTAGGATCTCAAATCATTTTGCCAGATAATACAATATCTTTTATTACAGGAAAAATTGTAGCTGCTAATGAAATTGGAAATGCTTTTTATAATGCAAAAATTGAATCATGTGTAAACACTGATAATGTTGGCGCAAGTACTGTTCAAGGAAGCATGATTACTGTCATTAAAGATAGTATTCCTGGTGGACAAACTTGGGATATTGAACCTTTTGTAGGTGGTGGAAACAACAAGTTTAGTTACTCAACTACAAGAGCAGGAACAACTCTATCAATTAGATGGTTGGTTTATACAGAAGTAATCAATATCGAATGGCTCTAATGCTAAATAACAACAGGGAAATAGTAGGCGGAGCTCAGTAGAACATGAGTTTTAACATTAATTCTGATAAAGAATTTATCTCAGGGTCAAGACCTCAGTTTATTGGTACAACACAGTTTTCTATTCGCGCTGGTACAGGCGTTGATGAAAAAGAAGTAATCAGAACACTTCTGGATTCGGAAGAAAAACTTCCACGTGTTGGTATCAATAGAACTGGGCAGCGAGTCAACAATATTGCAATTTTGACTCAGGGTTCTGGATATACTGTAGAGCCTACTGTAACTGTCGGTCCTCCGCCTCAAGGCGAAAATGCCAAACAAGCATTAGCATCTGCCTTTATTTTTAACGGTCGTATTGTTAACATTGCTGTTAACGATCCTGGTAGCGGTTATAGTACTGCGCCAAGTGTTGTCATTACTGGTGGTAATGGTGCTGGTGCATCTGCTGAAGCATTCCTTGATACTGTTGATTTTGAACTTGATATCAACGGTGCAATCAGAACTTCTACGTCTATTATTTCCGACACGGCAAGAATTCTGAACCTGGATATCGATAACTTCGTTACTCCAGACCTTAATTTAAGGGGTCCTAACCTTAAAAATTATGTTAACAACACAGGTACAATCTGGGTTGCTAATACAATTGTCCAAAAAGATGTCTATAGGTACTTTGGTGCCAACGTATATCAATCACTAAATGCTGGACAGACTGGTCCTAATGCTCCTGAGCATTTGGATGGTATCGTTCTAAACAACGAAGTAAACTTCAAGCATATTGGTTTCCGTGTTGTAGACGAAAATGCATTTGGTTATAATGAAACTGGTGAAGCAGGTATATTCCCAAGGTCTATTACTCCATTGTTGGGTGATAGATCAGATAAGATTGCTACTACAGAATACGTACTAAACCTAGCAACCAATGACGTTGGTGGTCGTATCTATGTTTCTTCGCAGATTGGTAATGACCTTAACGATGGTCGATCTGCTGTAAACCCTGTACGTAGTATTAAGAAGGCAGCACAATTAGCATGGGAAACTCCTGGAGTTAAAGAAACAATTATCGTTTCTGGTGGAGATTATGTAGAAGATAACCCCATCTCCTTGCCGCCTGATGCATCAGTTGTTGGTGATAACTTACGTCTGGTAATTGTAAGACCTAACAATCCTGGCAAGCACATCTTCAAGTTTGGTGATAAGAACTATGTTATCGGTGTTACCTACCGAGATAAGATTGATGCTAACGGTGACGCGATCTCCACGTGGGACTTCGCGATGGTGTTTGATGACAAGCAAAGGATTAATGTCGATTCTGAAGTCAATGGAGACTTTGGCGTTAACTTCCCAATTGGTCATCAGGTATTTGGTCCCGATAAATTTAGAATTGATTTCCAAAATAACACTGGATTGTCGCAACTTGTTTCTGGTCTAGAAGCAGTTGGTGTTAACACTGGTGCTAGAGGCGACATCTCTAATGTTGTTTTCAGTACAATTATTGGTAATAATGCATACCAAAATGGTTCATTAGATGTTGAAATTACTAGTGGTTCCTTCCTAGAGGGTGAAGGATTTAGATATATTATTGGTGGCACCCAAGGTGCTTCTCTTACTTCATCTACAGGAACAGTAGGTGTTAATCAATTTGCAATTACTAGCAATCCTACGCCAGCTGGACTGATTGTTGGTGCATATATTTACTTAGATGGCACTGCTAACTCAGAAGTAGGACAAGGATTCTACGAAATTATTCAAATTGACGATGACAATGAACCCACTCAATGGGAAATAACTGTTGCTCCACTTCTTTCTTCCATTGGATGGAGAGACACTGCTGCAGGTAATATTAACATTTATGCAGCATCGATCACAGAAGGTTCCTTCGACTCTACCAAAATTAGATCGATCCGAGCAGAAGGTGAAGTTGTATTCCAGGATGATGATTACACTACACCACTTCCAATTGTCAGAATGGATTTCTCCCTACAGGGTGATCCAAGTATTGCAACTGGTGGTTTCCAAAATACACAATTTGGTGACGCAGAAGATCTAGGTGGTGTTGTATTCTATACAAGTGCTCTTTCTGGTAGACAAAATTTCCACGACTTTAAAGAAGGTCAAGAAATTTTAATCGAAGGTCTATCTACTTCAGCACCTGATTTATCATTCCTTAATGGTAGACAAAGAATTTATAAAGTTATTGAAGATGCTGATGGTCGAGCAAGACGTTTTGTTATTCCTAAAAAGGTTCCTGCAGGTCTAGGTCTTAACGCAAACAACAATTTTGATCCAGGTCAATTTGCAGTTGTCAAATCTGCATCCAGATCAGTAACACTATCTCTACTCAACTCACCAAACAAATTCCCACTAGCTCAACCTGTTGATAGAAGATTCCAGGATGCTGCTATTTTTATTAGAAATAATAGAGAATTTATTGCTGATGAAGTTGTAGGTAGAATCAATAGAGAATTTGCACAAGATTATCATTCTGTTTACAGCATTGGTGGTCAATCATTTGGATCATACACAGCATCGGATGCTACATATAATCCTGCAACTGGTGAATTTGTAATCACCATGGCAAGTCATGGGTTGTCTGTTGGAGAAGGAATTAGAATTGCAGACAATTCATTCGTATTCACATGTGCGATGGATGGCAATGCTACAGAGCATTCTTTGCCAGAATCTACACAATATGCTAGCGGTAAGTCTCTACCTATTCTAGAATCGACTACAAACACTGTTACGGTCAACGTAGGTGCATCTGGACCAAACCAATACTATACGCCTTCTAACGCCAGTTACGACCCAACCCTAGGTACTCTACAACTTATTATTGGAAGCCACTCATTAACACCAGGAGAAGGTGTTGTTATCGATAACAACTCCCTATCGTTTAAGTGTGCGATGGATGGATATGATTCTGTTAAGACATATCCGAGAGCAGGTATTGACCCTTATGCTAGCAGATCAATTCCTATTACATCTGTAACTGCAGATTCTATTACTTTACAGGTTGGTATTTCTAGAGAAAACTTCTCTATGACTCCGACTGCTGTAACTTATAATGCAGCAACAGGTGATATGACTGTTGATGTTGGTCAGCATGGTCTAGGTGTAGGACGTAGCGTTGTTCTTAATGACAACTCATTCACCTTCACATGCGATCTGGATGGAAATACGGTACAAAAGACATACCCACGTCCAGGTCAAGATCCTTATGCTGGTAAGTCTATTGCAATTACATCAGTTGGTACTACATCACATACCCCAACTGATGTAGATTACGATGCTTCTACTGGTGATATTGAAATGACTATTAATAGTCATGGATTCTCAACTGGAGATTATATTAAAGTTGATGATGGATCTTTGGTATTCACCTGTGCTCTTGATGGAAACGTAGCACAGAAAGCATACCCACGTGCTGGATTTGATCTTCCAAGTGGTCGTTGGTTAGAAATCACTGTAGTTGATAGTTCTAATATTCGTTTCAATGTTGGTCCTTCTAGTTACACAGGTTTACATACTTGGATCTCTGCAGCTGCTGATGCTGTCAAGCGTCAAG